ACCACCCCGCATTTTGATATGCGGTTTGTTATGTAGTTTATAATTATCTACTAAAGAATCTAAAAATGTATTATCTTTAAAATGTCTGTACACATAATTGAAAATCAGGGCGGCTTGGTCTTCTGTAGGGGCTAAAACAAACACAAGGTCTCTGAATCTCTTAAAAAACATAAAAATAACGACTGCAATTGACAAAGCCCACGATTTACCACTACCTCTAGGCGCTAATATAGCCAATTTACGGTGTTTTTCAGAATTTCCGTCAGGATATGTCAAAGATTGCACAATTATCTTCATTTGGAGTGGTCTAACACGCAATGGTCGTTGTTTTGCATCCAAAAGGTACGTTTCACAGAAAGTTCGCACTAACTTTTCCATTTTCTTTGGATGTTTGCGTATTTCTTCAAAAAACTTCTCTAAATTTTGCGAGTCGAATCTATTCTGACCCGTCAGAGCTGCTTTCATTTCTTTCTGGTTCTTTACTGGTATCATCTTCTTCTAAATCTCCTAGGAAGTTCATAAAATTTTCGGTCTTTTGTTCTACCAATGTAGGTATTTCAATATTAAGAGCGCGGAACTCAGTGTGAATATCCTTAACAATTGTGTTGCGTTGTCGCAATAACTCTGTTCTAGCGTCAACATCCCGAATAGATATAAGAATTTCTTCCCAAAGCAAGTCTTCAATTGCAAGATTCCGTGCCAGAAGTATAACAAGTTCTTTATGACGTTCATATTCTCCCTCTCCAACACGTTGTCTGAGTCTGCTTTCGTATTCTCGGACTGTTTCCTCTACCATTTTACCTTGTTAGCCCAATACGCTGCACTCATTTTTCCTTTCTTTATATTTTTAGCGTGACGTGCTTTGAATGATTTGCGTCTTGCCTTTTGTCTTGCAGACTCACCTTTCTTAGGTTTACCTGCTGTACGGACTCCTTGTTGTCCAAATCTAATTAATTTAGTTTTAGTTCCTTCTTTAGCTACAACTACGTGTGATTTCTTAGGGTGATTAGGAGTTCTTTTTGGTTTGTTGTACCCAGATACTCCTGCTCTTGTTAGTTTAGCATCCTTTTTCTTTTTTGGTGCCATTATTTACCTCTCTGTGTTCTTGCTTTAGCTTGTGCCTTCTTAGATAGTTCTCCATAATGAAAAACTCTCTTTGATGACTTTGTATGTGATTTACCAGAGTGTATATGTCCGTTTGGCATCTTGTGTACTCCGCCTTTGAATACACGTCCATCTTTCAAGTAGTGTTTTCTCATTAGTATTTCCTCTTCATTGTCTTTTTCTTCTTTTTTGTAGGTTTCTTTTTCTTATAAGTTTTGTAAGCCATTATCTCGACCCCCTTACTGCCTTTCTAATTTTCTTAGAATATTTAGCCCGGCTACCTACTCCCCCAGCTTTGCGCTTTTTACGATTAGTAGCTGCCTTTTGACTTTTTGTTAATCTTGACCTAACTCTTTTAGGTAAGTATCTTCCTCTTTTAGATTTAGGTTTCTTTCCGTCACCCTTTGTGACGTATCCCCAATCTTCATTTGTCCACTTTTTTAGTGACCTTTGTGATTTTTTCATACGGGAGGACATTACTTGTATCCCCCACCTTTAGCCTTATATTGTTTAGCTAACATCTGAGCTTTTCTTGCAGACCATTGGCCCGGTGAACCACCTTTGCCACCGGCTTTGATTCTTAGAAATAATCTACGTCTCATACTAGGCATAGTATAGTTACCTGCCTCGTTGACTCTAGATTTACTCTTCTTCTTCGGTGCCATCTAAATCAACTTCATCATCTAAACAGTTAGCCATCAAGACTTCCAATAGTTCGTGAAGTCCTTTGACTTGCTTTGCTAATTCTGACATTTCGAAATCGTTCATTTTTTACCCTTTCCTTTTTTTGCAGCTTTTTTAGCTGGTGCTTTTGCCTTAGGTTTTGCCTTTGGCTTTTCTTCCACAACTGGCTTTGCCTTAGCTTCTAGATTAGCAGCTATCTTTTCTTGTAAAGATATATCTGTAATCTCTCTTGCACAGCAAGGCCAGTGGTGTATTCTGTTTAAGTCTGTTAGCAAATTTTCTTTGCCACACATAGTGTATTCACATTTGACCATCATAGTTGTCACCATTTTTAATTATGCGATTATAACATATAAATGTTTCGGTCACTTTTTGCTTTGCATCTTATGTTCTTGGTCTTGTGCTTTAGATTCTATATCTTGAGCTTGTTTCAATACAGCGTCATTATAATCAATAACTGACTGTGCCTTTACTTTATAAAACGCGGTTTTCTCTGCTTGTTCCTGTTTCCAAACATCTAAAGCGTCTTTGATAATCAAGAGGGCTGGCCCACCTAATATAGCTATCAAAGTTGTGTATGCTTCGATGTTCTCAAGAACCTGTGAGTTGTTAAGTCCGGTGTGTATGACGAACCCTGCAAACCCAACCCAGAGTAAAACTAAAGGTACAGCAATCATAAACATAAAGATGTCGTTAAACGTCACTCCTTCTTTTGCTTCTTTACTCATATATTCAGTCCTCCTTTCTTCCTTTACTTGTGTTTTTATTTTTTGTGGTGGTCTCTTTGGTATTAGGCGACGCGCGGATGCTACAAGTATCATTACCGCAAGGATGACAGCTAATACTCCCATCATCACTGCTAATATTTCTAGTATTAATAACCACGTCATTCCTCCTCACCCACAAAATCTTCAAATGTACTTTCTTTTATCATTGCTTTTACATCATCTAATTCTGATATTATTTTCGCTAACATATTCGTTAAGACTAGCATTTGGCCAGCCTTCATTCCTCCTCCAATATAATTTCTTCTATATAGAAATAAGTTACAAAATCATAAACCCCATCTTTATCCCAATCTGCATATAAGTTGATATACATCATATACCACCCAGTGTATGGTTCAGTAAACCATTCTGGGCCGGATGTAAGGTTATACTCATTTCCTTCCCACCCTGTAACATTAAAAAAGTAATCGTTCCACATATATCCATTCCAGACAGTTTCGTTATCAACTATCTTTATGTGTCCTACATCAAACCCAATCATCACGGGCAGTGCCTCTTGGTCACAGTCTGTATCTATATCTACTGTGATGTTTAAAGTGTTATCTTCTCTGGAATAGTTTCCATATTGTAAACCGTCGTAAAAATAAGTTGCATTAGGAGTACATTCGTATTCTTCATATTCACAAGACCCGTCATCTTCTTCTGCACGGTCATTGTAGTTCAATGCTTCATAGTCCATACATCCGTAAATGGTTTCGTTAGTTTGTGTTTCGTTATTAGTTCCATTATCAACGGGGCCACCTAAAAATTGACATCGTCCATTGTCGTGGGTAGCCGCCGAGTTATAGTTGTCGGCTTCCGGATTAGTACATCCGTAGATAACTGGCGGGGGAAATACACAACTGCCGTTGTCAAAGTCTGCATCAGCTTTGTAATTTATTGCAGTAGGGTCTGTGCATCCTCCCTTTATTGCCGGTTCATCCTCGTCACCCCATATATCACTAAACTGACCAATGTCAACGTTACCGCTACCAAATAGTGCGAGTAAAAAAACGGTAAGTATTGACCCGATTTTTTGGCCTAGTTTTGTTTCTCCGATTTTATCAGCTGTTTTGCCAATCTGTTCGAATACACCTTCTTCTTCATCAGGTCTTCTTGGTCCGCTCAAACCTAGAGCCTCCTTTTCTTCATCGGAAATAACATTAATTGCGCCATAATCATCTCGACCCATACAATTTATTTGCTCAAGAAGATATATAAAGACTTTGTCAATAACAAACTATAGCTCTATTATACATATACTATATAGCATAGTTGCTATAAACAATTGCTGGCCATACATATGCTTAGATAACTTTATATAGCTCTAAAGCCTAGAAAAAATATGACAGAAAAAGAAATTGCGCCTAATAGCGCATCTTTCACCGTAACTATCGGTGATGAAAATACTGAAGTTGAGGTTGACGATTGGACTCCGAGTAACTTACCGTTATCGCCTTCGAAAATCAACACCTTCCTTCAGTGCCCCCGAAATTTTTACCATAGGTATATCGAAAAACTGCCTGACAAGTTAACGTTACACCTTTTTCGGGGTACAATAGTACACGATATACTTGAACGTATATTCGATGTAGAATACAAATATCCAAGTCAGTGGAGAAACGGGGAGCCCCAAGAATGGGCTATCCTAGAATTTCGCCAACAATGGGAAGCACGTAAAGAAAAAATGCCTTGGTTATTCAAAGACCCAAAGATTGACGCAGATGTAATGGAAAGAGAGACAATTGATTTACTTGTAAACTTTTGTCACCGTATCGAAAAGAAACTGTATGAACTAGTTGATTGGAAAGTCGCTAGGACAAAGGATATGGCGTTGAAACAACTCCGTCCACACTT